CAGCAGTGCAGACCTCTACTGTGCAGACCTCAGCAGTGCAGATCTCAGCGGTGCAGACCTCCGCAGTGCAAACCTCCGCAGTGCAGACCTCAGTGGTGCAGACCTCCGCGGTGCAGACCTCCGCAGTGCAGACCTCCGCAGTGCAGACCTCCGCAGTGCAGACCTCGACAAAACATATTATCAAGTTGTTAGAGTTGGTAGTCGCCGAGGAATAACTACTTATTGCGTAGATGACGACAATGTTCTATGCGGATGTTGGAATGGCTTCAAAGGTGGTACGCTAGACGAATTTAAAACTCGTGTAGAGAGTGTATACGGACGTGAAGGTAATAATCCTAACGAGCAATATTACGATGAGTATATGGCGGCAATCACATTCTTTGCGGCAATGAAGGAGATGAAATAATGAAAATTAAAGCAACAACACCATGTTATAAATTCAGGGACGCAACACCGGAAGAGCAGATTGCAAAAATCAAAGAAGAACTGGCTGAGGTAGAAGCTGCTTACACAGAGTTTAAAAAAGTGTTGGCAGAAGATAAGCTGCTGGCGTTGATGATGGAGATTATCGACGTTAAGGCTTGCTGTAACACGTTTGTTTACCAGCTGCGGAAGAATCATGCTTTGGCGTTTTTGGCTTATGCCAAAGCTAAGCGAGAAGTCATAAATAAAAATCTTGCAAGAGGGTACTACTTTACACCAGAAGATATTGACAAGTTGAACACTAATAAGTCAGAACTGTTTTGATATACAGTCAACTTTAGGAGGCAAGCAATGAAAATAAAGACAGAATTTTATTGTGATAATTTTCAAAATTTTAAACGGTATGGGATTCCCAAGGCACAGTTAGTAATTGCGGATATACCGTACAACCTTGGAGCAAATGCTTACGGATCTAATCCAATGTGGTATGTAGATGGCGATAATAAAAAAGGTGAAAGCAAATTTGCAGGTAAAGCTTTTTTCAATACAGATCATAATTTTAACATTGCAGAATACTTTCATTTTTGTAATCGCTTATTAAAAAAAGAGCCTAAAGAAAAAGGGAAAGCTCCGTGCATGATAGTTTTTTGCTCATTTGAACAAATGCCGATGGTAATTCAGTATGCAGAAAAACATGGGTTTAAAAAACACATTCCTTTAATTTTCATCAAAAACTTTTCAGCACAGGTATTAAAAGCAAATATGCGTGTTGTTGGTGCTACTGAATACGCTTTGGTGTTATACAGGGAAAAACTACCGAAATTTAATAATAATGGAAAAATGATTTTTAATTGGTTTAACTGGGTAAAGGATACAAAAACATATCCTAAAATACATCCGACACAAAAGCCAGTTAATTTGTTGAAGCAGTTAATAACAATCTTTACAGACCCAAGTGACGTGGTTATAGATCCAGTAGCAGGGAGTGGGACAACATTAAGAGCGGCTATGGAATTAGGTAGAAACAGTTATGGATTTGAGTTATCTAAGGAGTTTTACAATAAAGCTAAAACCGAAATGCTCAAGCCGCAGAAATTTGAACAATTAGTTTGTTTTTAGTTAAAACGGCCGCGCATACTAACTATATACAAGCATAAAGGGAAGTATACCCCTGCGGAGGTGATTAGCCCGTAGGGGGGCGGCCTTTTAAATATAAGGAGTTGGAAATAGTGAAACCAATAAATATAAAAATTATGATGGCGTTAATCGAAAAAGAACCAGGCGATCAGTATGTACCGGTATTGAAACCAGTACTTATGCAGATACTGACGGAACTCAAACATCTGCGTCGGAAAAATAGTCAGCTCGGCGGTAAAAATGCCCGGTTAAGGCGAGAGAAGAAAGCTCTAGAAATTATGTTATCGGCGGTAGTAATAAATGACGACGTGGAATGAACTGCCGGCACACCTTGTAAGTAAAATTCGTTCTGATAGCGTAACGGCGCCGGCGAATTTACCTGGGGCTGTACCTGTGCTGAAATATGGTAATGCAATAACTGAGGTTGACGGGATTCGCTTTGATAGTAGGAAAGAAGCAAAATACTATGAGGACTTACTTTGGCAGCAGCGTACCGGTGCAGTAAAAAGCATTGAATTACAGCCTGAATTTGTTTTACAGCCTGGTTATGAGGTTGCAGGTAAAAAGATAAGGCCGATTATTTATCGAGCTGATTTCAAGGTAACAGAAGCTAATGGGCATATATATTACGTCGACACGAAAGGGATGCGGACGCAGGTGTATCTGATCAAAAAGAAGATGCTGCTATATCGTTACCCTGATATTGATTTTAGAGAAGTTTAAGGTGGTGGAGTAGTGGAGAAAATTAGAAGTCTTGTAGGCATGGTATCAAAAAAGAAGTTTTTTTCGGCCTGCAAATGTTATGAAAATAATAAATATGGTGTTGATTATGTCAAACCACAACTTTGCATAGATGAAGAAAGTCATCTCATATTTTGTGACCGATGCGGTGCAGTTATAGATCCGTTTGCAGCAATGCTCATGGTCGCAATTTTTGAAAAACGGCAAAACCGTGAATGGGGTAGATACATGGAAAGTGCTAGACGGTTTTGGAAAATAGCCCACAGCTATAAACCATACAGAGTAGCACTTAAAGAAATGGAAAAGAATATGGGTCGGGGTAATAATGCTATGTTGCCCTGCTGCCCAAAATGTGACAGAGCATTTGATCCTGCAGATATCAAAGCGTATGTTAATAAAAAATATGTCTGCGACTAAGGCGGTGGAGTAGATGAAAGCGTATTGCTGTAAGGAGCGTGACGGTGATGAATACGCCGTTATTGTATACGGAAAACAAGAGGTCAAGCAAAACGAGAAGGGGCTAGCGAATTGGATATTGATTTTTTAGATGCCAACGTTAGCCGATTACCGTGGGCGGACGAATACGGCAGTATCAATAATCTTCCGTTAAAGGTCTACTTTGAAAACGGGTGGTTTTGTGAGTGCTGCAAGTGCGGAAGGCGTATCGACGTTGATAGTGAGTACCCGGAAGGTACTTTGGGAAAGTTTGACTATTTGTGTGACGAATGTAGAAAGGCGGTGGAGTAGATGAAAAAAACTGAAATAAAGTACGTAGGTTGGTGCCATGAGTGCAAATGCCTAGGAAGTTTTATTTGTGGTAACTGTAAGCCTAATGAGAAATACAGTTTTGCTAGACCTTCTGAATTTATGCCTAAGGACAAAAAACGTTGGGTAAGAATGGAGGAATAAAAAATGAAATACTTAGACTATTGTTATTTATGCATTAATAACAGAAAGGACAGTGAGTTGAGCGAAACCCCAGAATGTAGCAACTGTATTCAGCTTACTGTTATGTCTATGCCAACTAAGTTTAAATCGCGTAGGATTACTTGGGCTGACAGAACGGAGCAAAAAAAATATGATAGCAATTAAAGAAATGGATATGCCTGAGAATTGCTTAAAGTGTCCTTTTATAGATGAAAGTGGGCAGTATTGTCAAGTTGATGGCAAAGCATTAGTGCCTAATATTCTTTGTATAGATATCGAGGGCGTACGAGAGAATTTTAAGGTTTTAGAAAGCGGTAGACATACATATTGCCCATTAATTGAGATCAAGGAGTGTAAAGAACAATGAATATCATGGATGTTATTTATTTACTAATGAATTGTGTCGTTACAGCATCTATTACTGTGACTATAGCGTCAGCTCTTTGGTCTATATTGGTACTTCTGACTGACAGCAGTGACAGACATAGCCGCTTATATGTCATTACTTACACTACAGGGGCTATAACACTTATATTATTTGGAATAAAATTTCTCGTAGGATGGTTGAAATGACCAATCATAAAATATGTGTTTACAGACAAGGCGGCATAAAAAATGTATGAAATAGGACCGAATTTATCAATGGTATTAATGGCTATATTGACCGTAGTTTTTATAGCTGTTTTTGGATATTTTGACACAAGAAGGTGAAGAAAAATGCGTGAAATATTATTTAGAGGTAAAGACAGTATCACTAAAAGTTGGGTATATGGGGCACTTGTACAACAACAGGACGACCCTTTAAAAGAAAAAGCGTTTATTATTAGTTATTCAAATTATCAGTTTGGTGATTTTTCAGAAGCGGTTATGCATGAAGTTGACCCTGAAACTGTTGGTCAGTGTACTGGGTTTGGTGATAAGAACGGCAACAAGATATTTGAAGGCGATATCGTCTGTATGGACGATTGGATACCACCATGTATGCAGGTAGCTTATGCACAGGGAGCTTTCTACTTAGCGGAAATTGAAAAACCAGTTAAATATTATGGTGACATTTATTATTTAAACCATGGTGGGAAACCTTATGCAAAAGTTATCGGCAATATCTATGATGATTTGAGCTACTAAAGGAGCGGTGAATAATATGGAATTGATAGATAAAGATGCTTTAGTGGAATATTTAGAGAGAATGGGAAATGAAATATATCCAGGCAATGATGAATATTTTCTAGGACAGAAAACAGGTTTAATGAAAGTCGTTGGTGTTGTAATAACCTTTCCTGCAGTAGAGGAACGTGAGCAAGGATGTTGGAAAAATGGCTGCTGTACCGTATGTGGTGAATCTGCTGCAACCGATAGCCACTTTGACTTTATACCCGAGGAAGAGCAGAAATATTGCTGGAATTGCGGGGCTATTATGGACGGTGAAACCGAATGAACATACTAAAGATAGAAAGAGCAATAGCTTTATTAAAACCAATCGTTTGGAAAATGCCTGTGAATAAGAAAAGAGAGGCTTATATAACTTTATTGACAGCTGCTCAAAAGCAACTACCACAAGAAGTAAATTTGGTAGTCGAAGAGCATTTTATACCAAACTGTCCTTTCCCACAACAAATACCTAAAGGCTGGGCATGTCCTGTATGCGGACGTGAGGTAGATGATGATGCTCACTACTGCAAATACTGCGGTCAAGCTATATGTGATGATTAAGGAGTGAAGACATGAATTATCCTGATCTAATAAAATGGATATTTGAATTTGTATATGAACATTGGATATTAACGTTTTTGTTTATATTAGTTTTAAGAAGGTTTAGTATTTTTACAATAAATCTATCAGATAAGAAGAGCGATACAAATGTTATTAACAATAGAGAGCAAGTTTAATATAGGGGATAATGTGCATGTGCCTAAGGGAGAATGTAAAGTACTTGGTGTCAAACTAGATTCTAAAGGTATCTTATATTTGCTTGAAAGTGCAGACGGTACGAGAGAATGGGTGCAAGAATATTGGGTTGTTGAGGGCGAACAAGAACATAAACACGAAGAGTTTAAGGAGGCTATTTTGAACCAACTCGTAGAAGACAGCATAAATCCTTTTGGAGCATTATTTAGGCGATTAAAAAAGAAAAGCTAGAAGGAGACTGATATGCTAATAGAACAGTATATTAAGCATGTAGAGCGGTACTTTTGGGATCGTAAGCAAATACAAAAAGTTGTTGATGAAGAAAAAGAGCAACGTACTGCAAGGAAAGGGCATACGGGCGGTGGGGGTCATGCTTTTATTAGTAATCCAACAGAAACAGCAGCATTAAAAAACATTGAGCCAGTACGTATGATATCGTTTGGATATGGACCATATCAGTCGATAATAATGAACCCGGAGCTATGGCTTGAAGTTGTCGCAGAAACCTATAAGATACATGAGAATCAGCTTACTGGTAAAGTTATGTATCAAAAATATGAAAAAAGGAAGCCGATGAAAATAATTGCAGAATTAACCGGCGTAAATAGAGATACCTGTTATGAATTTCGTAAGGAGTTTCTCCGAGATGCTGTTGGTTTGGCATTGAAAAAAGGTTTGATAAAATAAAAAAGTTTCCGACATATTACCTGTTTTGATGAGTTAAAATAGTATTGTAAGTAAGTGGGCTTACAACAAAGCCCGTGTAGCTCAGACCACGGGTACGGCATAGATGGGGAACACCTATCCACGCTTAAAGGTGCGTGTGTTGTTTGGGTAATCCGGCAACTGCTCGACCCTGCCGTTGGGGTGATACAGCGGCATATTTAATCTACATAAATAATTTAGCCTTAAAAAGCCGATAAAACACGGTAATATATATCAGAATTTAGCATATAGAATAAGAGGTGTGATGATGAACGATATCTGTATGGCAACTCCAACTTGTGATAAAGAAAAAGGCTCGTTAGAAAAACAAATAGAAACCATTGAACGTCTTACTAGGACATTAAATTTAAGTATTGAGAATACGCAGATGTTTATATTTAGTGATCCTAATAGTGGTAGTGTTGTCTGTAAGGAAGAACATCTTGCTTCAAACAGCCTAGAGGGAAGGTTAGACGATCTTGCTTCTGAATTAGAAAAAATCGTATCAAAGAGCAATCTAATTAATGACATTTTAAGAGACAAGTTAGGAACAATGACTCTCTAATAACTTAATACACAGCACTTAACTTCGGTTAGGTGCTTTTTTATTTGCAAAGGTGGTGATAACAGATGGCTGCATTAAAAGATCCAAGACAGGAGAAATTTTGTCAGCTTATGGCTGCAGGTGGTAAAACACAGGAGCAGGCAGCCATAGAAGCAGGATATTCAGAGAGAAGCGCCAGGCAACAGGCAGCAAGACTGTTGACAAATGATAACATTTGCGACAGGATGAACGAACTTCGTGGAATCCAAGAAGAAGAGGTTGCAGATGAACTTCGCAGACTAAAAGACTTCTGGTTAGATGTTATGGAAGACGAAGAAGAGCGTATGAATGATAGGCTTAAAGCATCTGAGCTATATGGTAAATCGATAGCAGCATTTGTAGAGAAGCGCGAGGTTAGCGGTAAAGATGGTGAACCAATTACTTTTCGTTGGGCTGGTGATGATGGTTGAAAGTAATAACTATACCATACAAGCCAAGGCCTCTTTGGAAAGACATAATTCATCCTGCACTTGATAAATATCGCTTCGCCGTTATAGTAGCTCACAGACGTTATGGTAAGACTGTAGGAATGATAAATGAGCTGACTAAGAGTGCTATCAAAAATACGCTTATAAGCCCTCAGTTCGCATATGTAGCGCCGTTTAGGAATCAGGCTAAGATGATTGCATGGAACTATTTGAAGTATTACACAAGCGCGATTCCTGGCAGAAAGGTAAATGAAAGCGATCTGTTTATAGAACTGCCATCAAAGCATAAAAATGCTGTTGGGGCAAGGATATATATTATAGGTGCGGATAAGCCTGATGCGTTGCGCGGTACTTACTGGGACGGTGTTGTGCTTGACGAATATGCTCAAATAAAGCCTGAACTATGGGGCGAAGTAATACGGCCGGCGTTAGCTGACCGCAAGGGCTTCGCTTATTTTATCGGAACACCTAAAGGGCAGAATCAGTTCTATGAGATATACCAAAGAGCGCAACGCAGCGAAGACTGGTTTACCTGCCTTTATAGAGCTGATGAAAGCGGTGTGTTGGATGAAGCAGAGCTTAAGTCGATGATGGAAGATATGACGGATATAGAAATACGTCAGGAACTTTATTGTGATTTTACTGCATCGGCTAGTAATGTCGTCATCCCTATTGATTTAGTTACAGAGGCAGCACACAGATTGCTTCAAGAAAAAGACGTGCAGGGAGCTCCAGTTATTCTTGGCGTTGATATAGCCAGATATGGTGATGACAGATCTACTATTTTTAAGAGACAGGGACTATGGGTAGATGAACCTTTAGTTTACAAAGGTCTGGACACTATGGATATGGCGGCAAGAGTTATTGATGCGATAATAAGATATAAGGCCGATATGACTTTTATTGACGCCGGAGTCATGGGTGCTGGAGTTATAGATCGCATTAGGCAGTTGGGGTACAACAATATCAGTGAAGTCTACTTTCAGGGCAATGCACTGCATGAACAGCGTTTTGAAAATATACGTGCTGAGATGTATTTTAAGATGCTTGAATGGCTCAAGTCTGGCGGCGCTATACCTGATATGCCGGAATTAAAAAGCGAACTTAGTATCGTAGAGTACAAGTTTAGTAAACGTGGCAAAATCATCTTACAGCCTAAAGAAGAAATTAAGGAAAAGATTGGTAAAAGCCCCGATCTTGCAGATGGTCTTGCTCTGACTTTTGCAAGGCCTGTTTATCCAAGGTTAAAACCGGGTGATCCTGGGTATGGCCGGAAGATGATGTGTAATACAGAATATTCGATATTTTAAGGAGTGATAGCAATGGGAATTTTCAAGAAAGTATTTGGTGGTGGGAGTATTAGAATGCCTGAGGTTGTTGAAACGCCTCCGGCTCCTACGACAGTGACCAGTACGGAGACTGGAACAGAAACAGATCCGGCAAAGAAAAATAAAAGGCGTGGTTTTGCTTCTACGCAAGTGTCGTCTGATCGCAATACTATTGCAGGCAACGCTACTGGCAGAAAGACTTTAGGTTAGGGGTATTGAAATGGCTAAAGCTAAATTAAAGCAAAAAGAAATTGAAACTATAGCAGCACGAGCGCCGGCAGAAACACACCCAGCAGATGGGCCGTCTTTAAAAAGCCACTGGCCAGAGAAAAGAAAACTGATTAGAAAGATGAGAGATCTTTATGAAAAAAGACTTGATTATGAAATTCGTTGGAAAGCGATTAGAGATTATCAGTTGCCGTTTATAGGCGAATTCGATAATACGGCAGATAAAACTAATCCTGCCCGCAGACGTGATCTGGAAATTGCTCAGGGCGTTGCATGGTTGGCCGCACAAGTATTTGCTGCAGGAGTAATGAGCGGTTTAACCCCTCCTAGTCGTCAGTGGTTCAAATTAGGGTTTAGCAATAGTGCGATGAGTGGTGATATTGAAGCCACGAGAGTGTTGGATATCAGGCAAGAAATAGTATCTGCGGTGCTTTCAAAGAGTAATTTTTACAATAGCATACATTCGGTGTATCTTGAGTTGCCATTTGGACAATGCCCAATGGCAATTTTTTATGACCCGAGTACGGGTATTAGATGTGTACCTATGACTATTGGGACTTATGCTCTTGGTGTAGACGGCTTTGGCAAGGTGCAGACATTCGCTCGAAAATATGAAATGTCATTAGCACAGATAGTTGATTGTTTTGGACAGGAAAGCCTGCCTCAACATTTGCAGCAGCAAGCGACTAATGGTACTGGACTTGATAAAAAGCATACTGTCAATTGGCTTGTTGAACCAAATGACAAACGCCTGCCAGGATATATGGATAGGTTGAATATGCCTTATAGGTCTGTGTATTGGCTTGATAAATCGCAGGATAATGAATTCTTATACGTTGGGGGGTTTGAAGAATGGGCCATACCAGTTGCAAGGTATCTTGTAAACGGGCTTGAACCGTACGCTAAAGGGCCAGGTTGGTTCGCTGAAGGCGATAGTAAAGCACTTCAGACTATGAAAAAAGATTTGCTTACAGCTATTGAGATTGGGGTTAAACCTCCAATGAAAGGACCGGCTTCGCTGCTGAACAACGGTGGTATTAATCTTATTCCTGGCGGGATGACAGCTGTGGATGACCAGTCGCAGCAGTTCGTTCAACCGCTGTTCCAGGTCAATTTAGATATTGACCATGCTTCTCAGGAGATCATTCGCACGGAGGACGCAATCAAAAGGCACTATAGTGCAGATTTATTTTTGATGCTTGATAGTGTTGATAACGGGCAAATGACGGCACGCGAGGTCATGGAACGCACACAGGAAAAGTTGCAGCAGCTAGGGCCTGTAGTCGAACGGTTACAGGATGAGTTCCTAACGCCGATTATTGTTAGGATATACAACATCCTCGAAAGGTCTGGAGCATTCCCGCCGATACCACCTGAGATCCAGGAACGTATAAGCGATGAGGATATTAAAATTGAGTATATTTCCCCGTTGGCGCAAGCGCAGAAAATGAGTGGACTTGTTAATATCGAACAGGCTCTTGCTACTACGCTGCAGATGGCGCAGGCTTGGCCGGAAGTGCTCAAGAAGGTTGATCCTATAGGAACACTGTCCAAATACTTTGAAATGCTTGGTGCTCCCGCTGCTATGCAACGTAGCGACGATGATGTTAAGAAGCTTATTGAGCAAGAACAGCAGGCATTACAAGAGCAGCAACAGACGCAGGAAGCAATGGCTCTTATGCAGGCAGCAGCACCGGCAGCACAGGCGGCAAAGAACATGACTGAGGCTGCAAATGATGGTAACCCAGCTATGGCAGCTTGGTTAGGCATGGGAGGCGGCGCAGGTGAGGTATAAGAGTATTACAGATGCGGATAGCCGGCAAGCTAAATTGCAGGCGTTCTTTCAAAGAGAGCTTCGCAAACGCGATCAGGATGCACTATCAACTATCTTAAATAGCGAAAGCGGACGCTGGTTTTTAATGCGATTGCTTGATAAAACAAAAATCAATATAGATAGTTTTACCGGCAATTCACAGACCTTTTATAACGAGGGTATGAGAAAAGTCGGTTTATTAATTCTCGATGATATTAAGAGTCTTGGTATTTCTGGAGTAGAGCTCAAACAAAAGGCTGAGCTTGAATATATAAAAACTCAAATCAAAGCGCAGGAAATTGCTGCCGAACAATTGGAAGGAGACGATGACTAATGGAAGATGTAACTAACACGAGTGCCAACGATAACACGCAGGGCACTGAAGTAGTTGAACAGCAGAAAGAGGTTCAACAGGAGACACAGTCTGCTGATACCCTTCTTGGTGGTAAAGCAGAAACTCAACCACAGGAAGAAGCTGAACCAATTGCTTATGACTTTAAAGAAACTATTTCCGCTATGGATGACTTTGAGTTCAGCCAGGAAGAGAGCGATAAGTTCGTAGAGGTCATTAAGGATATGGGGCTTAACAATGAGCAGGCTAACGCTATTGTTAAGTATGGCGGCGAATGGGGTAAAGGCATCGCAGAAGCTGCTATGAATGCTGTTATAGAGCAGCGAAATACAGAAGTTCAAAATTGGGGTGAGACTGCAAAGAAAGAACTTGGGACAGAGTTTGACAGTATCATTAGTCTTTGCGGTCTTGCGGTGGAACATGTAGAGAAAGCGGTTCCTGGTATCAGGCAGGCGTTAAACGAAACAGGCGCAGGTAACAGAATTGAAGTTATCCGCGCTTTTTCTATGCTCGGAAAGTTTTTGGAGAGTGACCCGGGTAAAGGCGCTGGCGCTCCTGCCGCACAGGGAAGCAGCCTTGAAAAATTCTATGACAAAACAGATTTTAGTAAATTAAAATAAGAGAGGATGAATGAATAATGGCAGTTTTAAATCAATTGGCATATACCTTAGCTGATTGGAGGGGAAGACTTGACCCTTCCGGAAATGTAGATGATATTATTGAGGTATTGTCTCAATCTAATCCAATTTTAGAAGAAATGACTTTTATGGAGGGCAATCTTCCTACTGGGATCGTGACTACTCAACGTACAAAAGTTCCTGAACCTTCTATCCGTCGTATCAATACTGGTGTTCCTTATAAAAAGAGCGGAGTAAAACAGATTAATGATACGACTACTTTATACGAAAATCGTAATAAGATGGATGTAGAGCTTTTGCGTTTGCAGAATGATCCTGCAGCTTTCCGTTATAGCGAGGATCTAGCATTTGTAGCCGGCTTTGGTGATCGTATTGCTAAAGATGTTATTTATGGCGGACTTAGCGAGGTTCCGGATGAATTTAACGGGTTCGATATCAGACATCGTTATTTTGGCAATGGTGATGATCCGACGGCTGAAGGCTATACTACTCTTAATGCTGGCGGCGGTACCAAAAATACATCTATTTATTTTGTAAATTGGGGAGAACGTACATGCTCAGGCGTGTTCCCTAAAAATGGTAGTGCTGGTTTGAAGAAAGAAGATCTTGGACAACAAACTACAATAGCGGATGACGGAACTGAATTTGAAGCTATGATTACGAAATGGACTTGGAATGTAGGCCTGACTATTCGTGATTATAGAGCTGTAGGAGCTATTCGCAATATTGATGCAGCACAGTTTGCATCTGCAACTTCTGCTCAAAAGCAGAAGATTATTGAGAATGTTATTCGCGTTCATGACCGGTTGAGAAATCCTGACAGTGTTATGATGTACTGTTCTCGCAGCATGTATACTCTGTTCAAACTGTGCTTGATCGATAAAAATAACGTTCATGTTGAAATGGAAACGCTGGCCAATGGCATTAAAGTATTAAATGTAGATGGTATGCGTGTACGTAAACTTGACTGCATTCGTGAAGACGAAGCTAAAATTGAAGCGTGAGGAGTGAAAAATAATGAGATTAGATAAGGAAAATATTTTCTTTGAGAAACCTGCTGCAGAATTAGTTGACGGTGTTCTTGGCGATATTATCGCTATGGGCGGCGGAGACAGCATAAATCCAATGTGGCTTTATGTAGGACCGAAGCTTGAAAGCGGCAGTGTTGTTTTAACCTTGGAAACTGCTGATGATGAAGCGTTCAGCGAGGCTGTAGCGCTGGGAAGCTTTACTCTGGACGACAATGCTCCTGTACGAGCTAAGGTGCCTTTGGGAGTAAAAGAATACCTGCGCATCAAAGCTAGTGATTCCAGCACTCCAACTAATGCAACTGCCGATAAAATTGTTGCGGCGCTCGCTGTAGATGTGGATTTTAAATGATTTTAGATAGTAATGGTAATACTGTAATGCCGGGTAGAAAGCTTGAAGATATGTCGGCCAATGAATTAAGAGCTAAGCTCTATAATGCCGATGTTAAATATCCGGCAAATGCCAGTAGACAAGATTTGATTAGGCTTATTAGAGAAAATATTAAATAACACCTATGTAGTCATGTGACGGCTATGTACAAGCACTTAGGGACGTCTTTAAGGCGTCCCTATTTTAATAAAGAGGAAAATAACATGGAGGTGTTTCCGTGATGAATAATACAGATATTTGCAATATGGCCTTGGCTTATTTAGCTAAAGGCCGCATTTCTTCTATTGATGAGAATAACGAACTTGCAAGGCAGTGCAAGCTGTTTTATGACCATAGCCGAAAAGGTCTATTGCGTGAATATAGCTGGGGCTTTGCCAAGAGGATTATTAGGCTTGCAGAACTGGATGCTTCAAATCCTGATTGGAAGTATGTATATGCATATCCAGAAAAATGTGTGTGTGCAAGACGTATTTTTAATGAGAAAGAGACTGTAAACAGCTTGGATAAAGATAAGTATGATTTGTTTTTGATTAGTGATAATACGCAGGCTATAGGATGTGATGTGTACCAAGCATATTTGGAGTACACATATGACGCAGAGGATGCAGAGCTTTTCAGTTCTGATTTTGTTGAGGCGTTGGCGAGGATGTTAGCTTTTAATATTTGCTTACAGTTAAATGGCAATGGGACTATCCAGCAGACACAATATCAACTGGCACAGGCAGCTCTTAGCAGGGCAAAATATACTACGGCCGCTGAACGTCAGGATAAGTTGGACTACCCTGATAAATACTTTACTGCGAGGATGTGAACTTATGGCTAGAGGAAGTGGACCAAATCCTTTTTATGTACTGCAGCCGGCATTTACTGCAGGAGAGATATCTAATGCGGTAGCTAACCGCGTTGATCTGGATAAATATCAGTATGCGCTTTTGACTGCTGAGAATTGTTATATTCGCCCTTATGGGCCCGTGTATCGTCGCAGCGGAACTGTTTACTGTATTGCTACAAAATATGCTGATAAGAGATGTATTCTGGCGGGGTTTAATTTTACTGACGATATTAATTATTTGCTTGAAATAGGGGATCAGTACATCAGAATACATAGAAACGGGGAATATCTTGGTATAGAGATAGTAACTCCTTTTACAGAATCTGATTTGGAAAAATTAAGATTTGCTCAGTCTGCGGATGTTATATACATTACGAGCGGTAGTTATCCGGTGAAACAATTAGCAAGATACAGCGAAACGGACTGGAAGTTTGGCGATTTTGAAATTACTCATGCTTATTTTGAAGATGAGGTTATGATGGATTTAGTTGAGAGCGCTGTTTATACGTCTCCTGGTGATTATACGTATACAGTGCCAAAAGATGGCCGCTACACAATAGAAGTTGCAGGTGCTGGTGGCGGTGGCAGCGGTGTGGCAAGGAAAGCAAGTGATAAACAAAGCTCTGGCGGGACTGGCGGCCGTGGTGGATTTTACAGTTTTGATATGGATTTGACCGAAGGTGATAGTTTTCCTGTAACCGTAGGAGCCGGAGGAAAAGGCGGAGCCGTACATTATGGAGCCGGTTATGGTAATGCTGGCGGCAACGGTGGAAGCAGTAGTGCTTTTGGCTGGGTAGCGCAAGGCGGTGGAGGAGCTACTGCGGCTTATTCAGAAGAGCATGGAGCAAAAAACGGAAGTGATGGAATCAATTATGGCAATGGTGGCATTGGCGGTAAGAAAGGCGTTGCTTATGATGATAACAATCTTTCAGGGACAGATGGGGCAAATGGCTGGGTTACTATAGCGTTTCAGGATAATCCGAAGGTTACACCGTCCAGTACAACAGGCACTGTGACCATTACAAGCAATAGGCCTATTTTTAACGAGGGATTGATTGATGGTAATATTAGGCTGACACATGAGGTAGAATCGTCCTCGGTAGAATTAAATTTGAAAGACAATGCTACAGGAACGACTGGAGCGGTTGTCGTTGGAGAAAGCTGGAAGGTTATTTCCGGTGGAACGTGGACTGGAAGTTTTCAAGTGCAAAAAAGTGAGGATGGTACAACGTGGAAAGAATATCGTAAATATTCTGCTACAAATAATTTTAATGCTACTGAAAGCGGTACAGTAACAGATACAACTTATTTGAGAATAGAAGCTTCTATAACAAGCGGTGATCTGACTGTTACGCTTACTGCACTGCCGTATACTAAAGACGGCACAGCTAAAATAGTTAGTTATATCGACGAATATAATATTAAAGCTATGGTAAACGAACCGTTTGGTTCTACAGAAAGTACTACTACTTATGCTTTTGGGGCTTGGAATAGCAATTTCGGTTATCCAAAAACGGTATGTTTTTTTCAAGACAGACTTTGCTTTGGTGGAAATAATAAAAGACCGTATATGGTTTGGATGTCTAGAAGCGGTGATTATCCTAATTTTGGCGTAGAAAAGGTCAGTGGTACAGTAACAGATGATAGTGCTATTGCCGCTTCGTTTATCAGCAGGAAACAATTTGATATTTTACATTTAATTCCGTCTGTGGATTTGCTTGTTTTAACGCAGGGCAATGAATGGATCGTTTCAGGGAGCGAGGTCGTGACACCGACGAATATCACACCGAAGATGCAAACTACCAGGGGCTGCAGCAATTGTGAGCCGCTTACAATTGGCAATAGAATTGTATTCGTACAGGGACGTGGTTCGACAGTGCGGGATATGGGCTACAGTTTTGAAACCGACAGCTATGGCGGTATGGAATTGACGATACTGGCGGGACAAATTATAAAGGGACTTTCGATTACTGATTCTGCTTATAAGCAGGAGCCGGACAGCATAATTTACTTTGTGCGCAGTGATGGTACGATAGCGTGTCTGTCTTACATAAGAGAACAGGAAGTATATGCATGGTCAAGAATTATTACTGACGGTGAATTTGAAGCTGTAGTGAATATTCCTGAAGGTGATGAGGATAGTGTATATGTTGTTGTTAAACGTGTGGTAAATGGAGAAACTGTCCGTTATATTGAGCGGTTTGACAATAACTATGACGGTGATGCTCCGAATGATTATGTAATGCTAGATTGTGCTAAAAAGTATGATATGGATGAGGCGACTAATATTGTAACAGGGCTTGGTCACCTTGCTGGCAATAATATTACTGTTTTAGGTGATGGGCGTGTATTGAGAAATTATAAAGTGCTTGATGACGGTACTGTTGAATTACCTATACAAATTAAACGTGCGGTTGCAGGTCTACCGTATATTATGAATATTGAGCTTCCTAATGTTGAAATTCAATTACAGGACGGAACTATGCAGGGCAGGTTTAAGCAGGTGTCAGAGGCGATTTTACGCATTGAAAATACTCTCGGCGGTGAAGTTGGTACTGAATTTGGAAATCAGGATGCTATTGCTTATGATGAATTTAGCGTTACTGAGAATATGAAATTGTATAGTGGAGATAAAACGGCAACTCCACCGGCAGGTGGGTTTGATCGTGATGGAAGACTTTGTATTACAAGTACTGAACCTTATCCGTTTAATTTGCTCAGCGTAACGAGGAAGGTGACTTTTGGTGGCTAAAAAGTATAAGGTCGAATTGGCTGACGTTGATAACGCTATTGGAATTGCTGTAGCGCTGCTGAAAGATTTGAGAGATAGTGATAGGCAGGAGCTGGAAGCATATGAGGAAGACGAAATAATGCTTGTTGCCGGTAGTATTGAAAATGCAGATCATTGTTACATTTATAAAGATATGGAAGATAACATTCTTTGTATTGTAGGATTAACTGAAATTCCAGGCGTTCAGGGTAAAGAGATTTGGATGTTGGCGACAAAAAGGATAAGCAGTTTCAAAAAAGAGCTGCTTATTTGCGTTGCCAGGCTTTTAATTTCAAAATGGGTAAAAGAATATGGACGGCTTTATAATTATGTTTACAGCGGCAATTCTGCTTCTATACGGTGGCTTGATAGGCTGGGAGCAATGTTCTTAGCTCCTATAAAAATAAAAAAGAACGGAAAAGAGTTTCTTCCGTTCGTGATTGAGGAGGGGGGTATATAAATGTGTTTATCTGTAGGTATGATGATGGGATTGACTGCTTTGCAGGGAGTATCGCAAATAGCTGCGACGAACCAACAGGCTAAAGCGCAGCAGGCTTATTACGATGCGCAGGCACAGGCTGCAGAACAAAACGCTGATATACAGGCAAAGAAGGGGGAGCAGATAGCGGAGCAGTACGCTTATGAGCAGCAAAAACTCAATGATCGTCGTCGCCTTGTAGCAGGTCAGCAGGCCGCCGCATTTGGCGCAGCAGGCATCAGTGGCGATATGGGGACAGCTCTTGACCTTAGTGATTCCAGCTTTAGGGCTTATAGAAAAGACAGTAACCAGCTTTTGAGTAATCAGCGCAACGACCAATGGAGTAACTATCTTGGCGTAGTGAATTACAAGAACCAGGCTAACGCTGCAAGAGCTTCTGCTTATAACGTGAAACAACAGGCCAAGCAGCAGAATATAGGCACTATCTTGGGTACTGCTGCTGGTATTTTTGGCGCATATAAAAATTACGGCGGCAGCGGGAAAACAGGCGGTTCATCCAACGGAGGCTTTGTTTATCAGTCGCCTTATCAAAATAATTACACAAGTCCATATTCGGGCATCGCGCCACTTGGTAAATCAAAATATCCTTACTTCTAAACTTGCATTGGTACGAAATGTATTATATAATAAACGAAAAGAGATAGTCAGTGGTCGCACGCTGGCTCTCCCTCATAATCGTAAAACGTGAAAGGAAGCCGCGCGCCACTGGTGTTAGCGGCTTATTTCATGGCTATTTACAGCCTAAAATGACAATAGCTATTAATGTACTAAAAGCAATCATCAAAGACAACGCTTCATAAGTTGACAATAGCTATCACCCCCCGTAAGGGAAGCCAACACACTGACTATCTCGGACAACATTATAACATACCTTTAAGCGCTTAACAATTTGTTAAAGCGCTTTTTCTATACCTAAAAAGGAGGTCTAAACCTATGAAATTCAGTCAATATGCTTCACAGGTCAATCCTAATACAATACAGGGACAAGTACAGCGCCCAGGCGATTTAAACAGTTACGGTGGCAATGGCGCTGGATATGAGGCCATTGGTAGAGGATTGGGTGCGGTGAATGAAGCTTATCAGAAATTTATAGAAAGTGTTGATCAATCCAGAGTTGTAGAAGCTGATGCTGAATATGATAAACGAATTTCTGATTTGTTGTATAATCCACAGAATGGTTTAATGTACACTCAATATGCTAATGCAGAGGGGATTGCTGGTAAATTTCAGAGCGAGGAACAAAAAATAAGACAAGAGATTATGGGAAAATATAATTTCCGTCTTGAAAGAACTTCTAGCGTTTTTAATAATTGGGCTAATAATGATGCACAGAAAAGATTTATGTTGGTTGGACAACATGAATATAAACAGGTTGAAGCTAATAAAGATTTAGCATTATCAAATAATATTGATGAAAATTTTAATTTTGCAATGCAAAATTATGACAACGACGCTTTGATAAAGTCGGAATTTGATAAAAGCGCTACTCTTGTTATGGATAGATATAAAGGGCAAGATCCCGAGTTTATAAAAAGCGAAGCTAAAAGATTATTAGCTCCTAAAATGGCATCGCTTGTTGGAACTGCTTTAGCTAATGGCGATATTGACAGAGCTGGGGCGATGATAGAAAAGTGGGGAGCTTTCATGCCTGATGAAACTAGGCTTGCTTATTCTAGGATTGCACATGCTAGAAAAGAAAGAGAATACGAACATTATACAGGCATAACCGCGTATGAACGATTTGGTGATGATTATGAAGCTGCTAGGCAGTATATTTACGGCGATGCTTTTGGATATGATGGTGAAGCTGCTGTCAGAAGTGCAAGAGAAGATATTGGGAATAATTATGGGACTAATACATGTACAATAAGAAGTAATAATTGGATTGCTGCAGGTGGAGGTAAGGAAGGTAATACTTGGGCTCCTACACAATTTGAAGATATGAAAGATGCCGGATTGATATTTACCGACAAATCTCAACTGCGAAGTGGTGATATTGTTTATTGGAATTATGGAGGAGATCCAAATGATGTTGATCATGTTGGGATATATGATGCCAAAACTGGAACAGTAATACAAAGTGGAGATCATGGAGTTGCGGAAATTTCACTTGATTATGCAAATATTTCTGGTTTCGCAAGACCTAGAGGAAGAAATGTATCCATAGAAGATAAAGATAAAGCATGGGATGCTTATGTTACCCAAGTTAATTATAATAATGCAATAAAAAATAACCATAAGAAAAGAATTATTGATAGCGTGCAACAAGAAATGTGGAATAAATTTAAGTCTGGTGTTATTGATCCTAACGAGTTTCAAAGCCTTGTATATAATGTTTCTGGCGGCGATGTTGATATTGAAATGAACCTTTTAAAATTCGGCAATGACTTGATTGGAATACAAGGTAAAGCAGCTGCTGAATCTTCTAACGGTGCAGTTTATAAAAAAATTAAGGATGCAATTACCGATGGCACTGTGACTCCGTCCGAGGCAGTATCATTAATCAATCAAAACGCAACTATGTTGGGTAGTGCTGATAGAAACAGATTATTGTCTTTGGTTAGAGAACAAGACCCAAGAAATAAAGAGATTGATAAACGATTGATAACTATAGTTAATGAAACTATAGACGATAAAATGGAACGAGGAGAATTGCAGGCGTATTTGGATAGTGCATTGGAGAATGTCACAGATCCTGAGGTGAGATTTGCAACAGGAATGGAAGTTTTGAATAAAGCCTTTGAGAACAAAGCTATTTATAAAAACTTTAATAGCAAACAACGTGAATGGGGTTCGTTAAAGAGCAGCCTTTCTCCGAAACTTTATCCTTATATAGATGCTTATCAAAGACAGAATGGCAATAATATTGATTTAGGACAGGCAAGAACAGTTTTTGAATCCATAAATCCTAATGATAAATACCATGTTTCAGCGCTTCAATATGCTGCTGTTTATAATAGTCCTATGGATATCCAAGAACTTAATAAACAGATTGCGGCTATGGCGGTCCGTGATGGAGTGGATGCAGCCCCGCATTTACTGGATATTCCGCAGCAAAGTAATACGGCAGTACAGCAAAATGAAAGCACTCCCTGGTTTAGTGATTGGGGAGCCAGTGAGCGCACTGGTTTGGCGGCAATGAATTTTAGTGATGTTTTAGAATATATAAAACAGCGTCATTTAGCGACATTAAGAGGAGAAATTAACGAGGAGTGGTAATATGGCAAGGTCTTTATTATATGATGTAGCTGCGGCCGGAAAGTTTATACCCGAAGATTTAAAGACGAAAGCATTACAAGGAGCTAATGCGAATAATATATCGCTTCAAATGGCAGCTCGTAATCCTGATTATTATTTACCTAAAAACTTTGAATATGATTGGAATAAATATGAGCAGATCGCACCAAGAACAGCAGAGGCGCTAAAAGACCCTGTGCTTATGAGCATTGCCGGAACTAAAGCTGCAGAATTTTGGGGTGAGCAAGAAAATAACTGGAAAAGTATTACAGCACTGAAAAATGGGTTTAAGAATGTTGCTCGTAGTGGTTATGGTACCGTTGCACTGCTTGCTGATTTGGGAGCAGATAAAAAAGATGCTGACCTGACAATGGAATCCAAGGTTTTTAGCGCAGATACAATAGGACGGCTTTTGTATGCTGTTGGTGGAGATAAGCTAAAAACTATTGGTACTGAAGCTAAACGCATTGGTGGTAGTGAAATATTTAAGCCGGAAGAAGTAAAGGCTGAAACTGCGGCAGGTCAGTTTTATTATGACTTACTGCAGAATGCACCACAATTAGCGGCACAGGTCGGCGTTGCAATCAGTACTGGCGGCTGGAGTGCTGCTGCTTTTATGGGCAGTCAGATTGCAGGCGGCCAATATTTAGACCTTACTGAAGCTGGGGTATCTAATGACAGAGCCAGAGCTGCGGCGTCGTTAAACGCTGTTGCACAGTCTGCTCTTGAAAAAGTGGGCTTGGGCAAAGTCATGGGAGCAGGAGCAAGAGCCGCTAAAATCGCAACTATGGGCGGTAAGGCTAAAGAAGTTTTTAAAACTGCATTGACAGAAGGCATTACTGAATGGATTCAGGAATACCCGGATGCCGCTGCTGAAATATGGGCTAAAAATGCGAATCTTTCCACTCAAGAGCAAATACTTAAATTTTATCAGGAGTTTGGAGAAATCACCAAAAGAGGCGCTTATTCCGGTGCTATTGGTGCGGTGTTTGGCGGTCTTGGCGGTTCGGTAAGCATTGCCGTAGACCGTAATGCAAATAGAGTTATGCAGGAGCAGGCTGTACGTACTGCGGAAACGATGAAAAATAGTAAGGACGTAAATATTACTGCCAGCAAATTAGTTTTGAATCAAACGACAGACGAAAAGGCTTATGTAGATGCTGAAACCCTTTTTACATATGCGCAGGCAAATCCTAACATGGATGTAAAAGATACCTTTGGTATAGAGGTTTCTGAACTGCAGGCAGCTGCTGTTCGTGGTGAGGATATTGAAATGCCAATGGGTACGTATTGTGCGGCAGAGGCTCAAAATCCTGGCTTTTTCCATGCTGTAAGCAATAACGTAGCTTTTGAACAGGGCGGTTATACAGAAGAACGCGCCAGAAATAAAAAAGCTCTCCAAAGCGCTTATAAAAAAGCGTTGGAGAACGACGAGGAATTTAGAACTGCAGTTGATACTTTTAGAAATGAATTGACCGAAGCGGGACTAAATCAAAAGGAAACAGGTGACGTCCTGGCTATTTTAACCAGCCGTGCTATGATTGCTAATCCTGATGACCCTATGCAGTATTTCAGGGATAACCCTGTAAGCTTCAAGCGTGTTGTCAGTACTCCTAAGGGACGATATATGCAAACTAAAAGCGCTAACGAAAAATTGATTGAGGATGAAAGAAACTTTGCTGGCATCGTAGATGAATATACTGCAGGGAAAATAAACGATACTAAAACTTATAATGTTATGACGACACCGCTTGCATTGGGTCTTGCAGGCGGTAAAATTTTGCCTGTAACTATCGACGGAAGCAAGATCAAACATATTTTTGACGGCCATTCCGATGGCATGACGCCGGAGCTGCTAAAACAAGTTCCACGTGCTATGGCTGACCCGATGATGGTTTTAGATTCGTATGCTGGGCGTAAGGTTGTTGTATTAGACTTAAAGGATGCACAAGGGTCTACTATTATTGTTCCTTTAGAACTTGATGTTGAACGCAATCGTTATCAGGTGAATGCTGTCAGCAGTGCTTATGGGAAAGGTGGAGAAAATGGCACAGATTATGATTGGTTTATAGAGCACAATCTAAAAAAAGGTAGAGTGTCATATATAAATAAAGAAAAGACTGCCAAGTGGTTACAGTCTCCAGGCAGCGATTCCGCCAGCAGAGGTAACGACCTTGACAGTCTTCTTAATAATAGTATACCAGATGAAAATGCACTTCGCAAGAGACGAGAAGAAATGCAGGGATACTACCAGGCCGAAGGGAAAACTAAAGGTTCTATCACCTGGGACGAAGAAGGTAAAGCAATTATCAGCCTGTTTGAAGGTGCTGATATGAGCACTGTTATTCATGAAGCTGTCGGCCATTACTTTATTGAGAACCTCATGCGTGAAGGAGCACTCCCTAATGCTACAGAGCAGATGAAAAAAGACCGTCAGACTATGCTTGATTATGCCGGTGTCACTAAAGACTGGGATAGCTTGTCGCAGGAAGAAAAAACAGCAGCACATGAACGCTGGGCAGAGGCCGCAGAAACTTATATGCTTGAAGGCAAGGCACCTTCAAAAGAGTTGCAGCCGGTATTTAACAGGTTCAAAAAATGGCTGCTTGCTGTTTATAACGCCGTTTTTTCGGATAAGCGCAGTAAAAATGCTGTTCCAATCAACGATGAAGTAAGGCAGGTTTTTGACAGGATGCTGGCCAGTGAAGAGCAAATATCAGAAATGGAGCGTATTGACGGTTATTTTTCTGCTTTGCCAGATGTTGTGTTAGATGCACTTTCAGAACCACGTAAGCAAATGCTGCGTAATTTTGCTGCTAAAGCTCACGATAAGGCAGTACAGTTATTAACAAAAGAAAGCCTTGTTAATTTCAATCAGGAGCGTAAAGACCGAATTCAAAAATATCGTGAAGATGTAGAGCCGCAGGTCAAAGAAGCGATTGCAAAACAGCCGTTATATATGGCTTCGGAGCAGATACTTGATATTACATCTGATTTAAAAACAGCGAAGGGCGTAGCTAACAGATATTTAGAAGGTAATTTTGATGAAAGTAAAATGGCAACTTTTGATATGATAGCTGAAGCTAATGGTTTTACTTCCGGTGACGAGCTGGCTAAAACGATTATGTCAGAACCATCTTTTAATGGTGCGGTTAACAGACATATTGATGAAATGGTGCAGGACGCTTTCCCTGATATTTACAAAGAGAGAGGGCTTGCTGAAGAAGCTGCGCGTGATGCTATGTATAATGACGAGAGCGGTCTTTTGATAAATACAGAAGCACAGCTTATTGAGGATAAAGCACAAGGCTTGTTAAAGGGTCAGCGTGATGCTGAAACTCTTAGAAAACTTGCTGTTGCACGCAGGCAAACAGCTAAAATTCAGGCACAGATGGACCTACAGAACAGAGTGAAATTAAAGGAGGCTTTGAATACCCAAAAGTATATTACTGCCGAACGAAACGCTGCGGCTAAAGCTGCTGTAGCATTGGGAAATGATGATTATTCTGCTGCGGTCCGATATAAAAACGTCCAGGCGTTTAATCATGCTTGTGTAGTTGAAAGCGTAAGACTACGTAATCAGTATGTTAAGTGGCAGAATTATTTCAGGAAACAGGCTAAAGCTAAAAGGGAAACGTGGGGTAATGAAAGAAACTTTATTCAAGCAGCAGCAATTATGGAAAGGTTCGGTTATAAGCGTAAAGATTATTCTGATTTTGAAAAGACAGAAACTTTATCAGACTATCTGAATGATATGGATGATCTTTATGACAATGTTGCAGTTGCCGATTGGATAATGTATGAGGATGTTAGAATTACAAATCCTCGTGAACGTATGACGGCAAGTCAGCTTGAAGATGTAGTAAATGCGCTTAAAAATATCAAGGCGATCGCTAAACAGGAAATGAGTATCAACGCTTTACAGAAAGGTGTTACCTATGCTGAATTTAAAGCTGAAGCACAGGAAACACTTAATAAGCTGAAAACTATATGGAAACCGCAGGTTGGCGTTACACAGCAGCCTACAGTAATGGAGAAGCTAAAAGCGTCTTTACGCAGTACTGACAATCTTTTTGAAATGATGGACGACTGGCAGTATGGATTTTTCAGCAAACATTTTGGCGCAGCTATTCGAGAAGCAGCCGATAATGAAACAAGAAAAATTTTAGAATATGAAGAAAAAACAGCGCAGGTTTACAGGGAGTGGCTACCGGATAAAGCTGCAGAAAAGGCGGCCGATTATCAGGAAAAATATGACGAGCTAGGTACTTCTGTAGATAAGCACGTTTTAGTAAAAATGCTTATGAATTTAGGCAACGAGAGCAGTGCTAGAGTATTGTGCAGCACTAGACCGGTAGGCTTTGAAAGTTCTGCCTTGTGGGTAGATGGCGATATCGTACAGACTAAAATCAATTTGCTTGACTTCTTAGGGCGTAATCTTACTGAAGCGGATATAAAATATGCACAGGCTAAGATAGGCATTGCAGAGATGTACTGGTCTGAAATGGAAGCTCTTGAAACTCGTTGGACAGGTTTTAGTCCTAAGAAAGTAGAAGCGTCGCCTGTAGAGCTGACGTTATCAGACGGCAAGACTGTCGTTATGCGTGGCGGTTATTTCCCGCTGATGCGTGACGGTGATACTGGTTCTAAACACGCTGGGCAAGAAGTTATTTCTGATACTGATCCCAGACAAGGCCGCAATATTAGAACAATGAGCACCAGACGAGGCCATTTAAAAGAACGTGTTAAGGCTAAATATCCTGTTAATCTAAAACGTGGAGCAGAGTTTAATGTTGCTATGGATGCGATACATGATCTGTGCTTCCGTGAGGTTATGGGGGATTTCCGTAAAATTATGAACGATCAGGAAATGTATACTCTGATTAAAGAAAAATTAGGTTTGGCCGATTTCTCTGCCTTTAAAGAATATCTTGAACGTGCGGCAAACCCTCAAGGTACTAACAGCGGTTCTGTTGGTGAAAGCTGGATGGGCAGTGTTGCTAACTGGCTTAGGGCTCGTACTGTAAACGCTGCTATTATGCTTAACCTTAAAACTGCCGTTCAGAACTTGGGTAATCCTTTGCTGTATGGTAATGCTGTAGATGGTTTTGGATATAGTGATGTCGTTGCCGCTGTGAGCAATTGCAGTATGAATATGCAGCTTGCAGAGGGATATAAATCGGCTAAGGAATTTGTTTACAGCAAATCCCCTTGGATGAAAGAAAGGTCTGTGCTTCCGGATATTTCCCTGCGGGATATGAAAGAAATGGAAAGCTTGAATCCTATAGAAAAGAAAGCTGTTGAATTTGGCACAAGATTGCTGGTCGCTACTGATAATATTTCTGCTATTCCGGTATGGATGCAGGCGTATGGCAAAAAAATAAGGGCTGGTGCAGGCGAAACAGAAGCTGTGGACTTTGCCAATACGGTTATTAGACGTACACTTGGCAGCAGCAGAGTTACGGAGGTTGCACCGCTTTTGCGTGGCGGGCCTATGCTTAAACTGTTTACTACCTTCCAAGGCTTCTTCAATACACAATATAATCAGTGGGCCAGAGAGTATAACATCTTCTTAAAAGAAAAAGACATAATGCGTCTTACTTCGTTTGTGGGAGCTAAGTTTGTAATGTTTGCTTTTATAAACTTGATGTTGTCGGCCGAAGATCCATTTGAAGAAGATAAGGATGAATATCAAAAGATATCAAAAGAACTGCTTACTTACCCTATGAGTTTAGCCGGACCGGTTGGGCAGGTTGGTAATGCTATTTGGAGTAGAGCTTTAGGCATGCAGACTTACGGGTATAGAATGACCGCAGTACAAGGCACGATAGAGCAGATGGAGCGTGCTGCCGGTAAAGTGCAAAAGGTTTACCAGGGCAAAGCAGATTATGACGAATTGGTTGAGCCTACTGCAACATTTGTTGGAACAGCATTAGGCGTGCCTGCACAATTAAACAAATTATTCTTTAACGGATATGATATCTTGTTCAATGGTATGGATCCGGAAGTTGGCGACATCTTTAGACGTCGGCCGAAGAAAGAACGGTAAAATAAAAATACCCCCTCAAATTTGAGGGGGTTATATTTTCGCTTCTTTGTCATTAGAAGCTTCAAAATATTTAAAATCATCATCTAAAAAGGCTTTGTGTAATTTTCTATCCCAAGATTCAACTAATAGGTCAAATGGCGAACTACCCAAGTTTTTGGTTATTACTGGTGGTCTTGAGATGAACATAATTGAAAAATGAGTATTATTTATATCCAAAGAAAAAGTTTTAAGGAATTGGTTTGAGGTATTTTGACCTTTTCCATATATTTTGCTGATTTCTTTTTTTATTTTTTCAAATTTTTCTAATCCATCTTTTTCTTCTTTTACATCCAATCTGGCTGTTATCTTATACAATTTATTATCAAAAAAAGAGAGCTCTAATAAAGGCGCATCGTATATCAACGGTATATTATAATAAGAATTTGCATTTGTTTGAAACAAATAACTTTTATGTTTTGGAGATTTTATAAGACTGTTGGGATATTCATCATAATATATTAGGGTGGGTAAAGTTTTAATTTTTTCTAATGAATCACCAAAATTTAAGCTTTCAAACTTTGATGTGCTATATGGATCAACAACAAGGGTCGAGGAAGTGTGTATATTACTTTGATGTATAGTATTATTTTGTTTTTTTTCAGTGGTGCATCCAAAGATAAATATGGATAAAAATATTATAAATAAAGCAAGAACTCTTTGCATGATGTTCCTTCTTCCTCATAGTAGAAATCATTCATGATTTTTCCTCAATTCTTTATTTGTATATAATTTTTGTCGGTTCTTTAAATTTTCTAGTATTAGCCTTTACGAAATCCTGTCTGGCTGCTCTTGTTGCTACTTGTTCATCAGACATTTTTTCTTCGAGTTCAATTTCGATAATAATTTCTAATTCCTTATATTTTTTATAAACTGGGCAACTTTCATTCATACAAGGCTTGAGGTCTTTAATAATTTCCCTTCTACTGTTATCCTCCTTGTGTTCTACCTCGCAGGCATTAACCGTATTGATACCTACCAATAAAGCCATACTCATTAACAATACTTTTTTTAACATAATAAATCCTCCTTTGCTTTATGGGAAACAGAAAATTTTTGAATGTTTTTCACAATTATATCACATTTATAAACGAAAATAAAACAGCCCGTAGGCTGTTTTAAAGTTAAGATTTATTAAGGTATTCTTCTATGAATTTATTCAAGTCATTATCTTGATTGTCTACTATTATATATAAATCATCAATAATAGAATGTTTTTTTGAATCTGTAATGAATTTAAACTGACCTGAAATAAAAGCAAAAAGTCCGATTACGACTTCACTATCTCTGAAAAATTTGAAAAGCAAATAACCATTCTGTGAAATAGGGTCAATTTCAGCAAAATATGATTCATGTTCCAAAAAATCATAATCATTAAATTGAGGGAAAAAGTTCAAAATAAAATCATTCATGATTGGATGTGTTGAATTAAAATGTTTGTTTTTATCTAAGGAAACTGGATCTCCATTGTCATCCAAGACCATTATTTCTTCTTTTAAGTCTTCAGGTATCTTTTTTATGAATGGAACACTTTCAACTTTGGGGAAGATATCCCAGTGAACCAAAGAGTTCTGTGTATCGTATATCAATTTTTCTACTAATTTATAGACTTTAGAGTCAGACTTTGATTGAGTATCTAAAAGCAGATAATCTAAAGTTACATTAAATAATTCTACAAGCTTTTTTAATAATTCTGGATCGCTAGGAATACTTTTTCCAGTTTCGTAGTAACTAACAATTCTCGAGGATACTCCTAACTTTGTAGCCAAATCTTTTTGGGTCATACCCTTGGCTTCACGGAGTTTCTTTAAATTTTCACTGAAAGACATATTAATCACCACCTGACGCAATTATAACAATAATAATTATAATACACAATATTTTTCTCAAAGAACATAAAGACGTATATTGACATAACTAACGAATTACGTTAAAATTAAAGCGATGAAACGAGAAAGGAGGATTGAAAATGAGGCCAACAATTGATTTTAAAGATGATCTTGGAGCAGTACTTAGATACCACTGCACAAAAGTTGGAATTAGTATTGCTGGCTATGTCAAGGGGTTAGTATATGATGATTTGTTAAATAAGTATCCTAACTTGCTTGATGAAACAAAAAAAGAAACTACCATCAAATAGTTCTTGGCGGAACAATGGTAGTTTCACACTGAAAGAATGTTCAAGATAAACATCATTCTTTTAACAGTTTATCATATATTGAACATTCTTTCAAATTAAAATTGAAAGGATGTATTTTTATGAAAAACGAACTGAAGATTTTTGAAAACGAAGCTTTTGGTAAAGTTAGAATAATTGAAAAAAATAATGAGCCGTGGTTTGTAGGCAAAGATGTTGCTGATATTTTGGGGTATAAAAATGGCAGCCGTGATATTAACGTCCATGTTGATGAAGAAGATAGGCTAAAGTACCAAATCCGTACCGCAGGTCAAGCGAGAGAGCAGACACTTATTAACGAAAGCGGATTATACTCATTGATTCTATATAGTAAGCTACCTGCCGCAAAGAAATTCAAACGCTGGGTAACAAGCGAAATACTTCCTGCGATTCGCAAAACTGGATCGTATTCTGCAAATCAGGATATCAAAGCTAGAGAAGTAGAAGCCCGCTTAAATAACAGTAGGGCAAGAGTAGCATCAACTTTTCTTAAAGTAGCTCAGATGACAGATATTAGCGAGTACAAGCATATCTGCCAACAGAAAGCGGCAGAGGCCTTAAGTGGTGTACCATTATTGCCGATGCAGGCTATAAATGAAAACACTCTATCTGCAGATGAGGTTGGCAAAGAATTGGGTATTAGCGGTAATATGGTTGGCAGAATTGCTAACCAGCATAATTTAAAAACTGCGGAATATGGTAAATATTTTTATGACAAATCACGCCATTGTCAAAAACAGGTAGAATCGTTTAGATATTATAGGAAGGTAATTCCAGTAATACAAAGTATTATTGATAATAAAAAAGTAGGAGCGTAATATAAAATAAGAAACACCCGCCGCACCGTGGAAAGTATAGCGAGTGTTTCAAGCACCAGCCGAAGCTGATAACAATAGTATAGCAGTTTTCGGCTGGTATATCAAGGAGGATATACCATGAACGGAAATAGATCGTCGTGCCCTGACGATAAAGTAGAAGCTGTCGCCAGATTTATACACGTGGTAAAAAATATGAATCGAAATGAGTTTGAAGCAAAATATATAAATGAAAGCAGTGATCATAAAATGGAATGTTCGTCGAATGATGTAAAAGACTATCTTGAAGAATGGAATATTTATAATGATTGGTTAGATGATTTGCTTGATGGGTTGGATTGTTTATGTAATAACGCTGCCGTTTCAGAGCTTGCTAATGCAATAAGGCTTTACTCTAAAAAGCAAGGTCAAGTAGAACTCAAATTAGAGAGGCTAGGCATTCAAGAAGATAGTATTTTGAATATTTTATTTCAGATGGACGAGAAAAATAAAAAGTTTCCGACAAAACGCCTATAAAAATGATGATCCAGCAAGAAAATATTATACAGAAATCATAAAACTTTATAATAAGTGGTATAATCAAGAGAAAAACTATAGAATAGATAATAATTGTTAAAAAAATAAAGAGCGGATATCCGCTCTTTATTTTTGTGTTTTGTCGTTTTTTTTGTTGTTATCATTATTGTCATTATTAATTGTTTTTTGGGATGGTTTGTTCTCTGTTGAAAGTATATTTTTTTTACCTTCTAATAATCCACATGTTTCAGTCCACACATATACCACCTCCATGTATTCATTATATTATAAATTGGTAAATTCAATTATCTTTACTATTATAGTACTAGAACTATAATAGTTTGTCAATTTTAGTTTAGTTATTTAATCTTATTTCAAAGAAGAAAGAAAAATAAAAAGTTTCCGACAAAACGCCTATAAAACGGAGTTAAAATATTAATGTAAGGTTATTGGGTTTGATAGCGGAGGCGGTTATATTTTTGGCGACACTTGGCGACATATTGACATGATAAAATAGTATCATAAGTTAGTTAGAATTTAATAGAAAGCGCTTACTTCGGTAGGCGCTTTTTTATTTGGAAGGAGGGAAAACTTTGATAGGCAGCAGTGAAAATAGGATTACATACAATGGGAATGGAGTTGCTACAGAGTTTGGATATTCTTTTAAGATATTGGAAAAGACCGATATTAATGTAGTACTTGTTGGTCCTGATTTAAAAGAAACTGTTTTAACCAAAGATTATTTCGTTGATATGGAGAAGTCAGTAGTGTTTTATCCTGGCTATTCTCCGGGAGCAGAACCACCAGAGGCAGAACGACCACCAATATTACCTGAAGGGTGGCAGCTTGTTTTATATCGTGAGGTTCCTATAACACAGGAATCTCAGTTGGATACTCATTGGCCATTTAATGTTATCGAAGCGGCATTGGATAAACTAACGATAATTTGCCAACAGCTGTGGGACGGTGTAACGAGAGCAATTCGTTTATCAGATTCAGCGCCTAAAGATATTTCTACAGTTCTGCCACAGCCAATGCCAAATGAGAGTTTTTATTGGGATGAAACCGGTAAAAAACTTATTGCTGGGCCTAATCCTAAATTTGCTATGGAGCAGGCACAGGCGAGTGCAGAATCTGCAAAGAAGTCTGAAACGGCAGCAGCAGAAAGTGCTGGATCTGCTAAGGAAGATGCAGAAAAAGCAGAAGACGCAGCAGAGCGTGCAGAAGATATTTTACTTCGTTTTGAAAGCGGCACTATAACAAAAGAGTTTACGGCATCAGATAGCAGATGGATTGAAAGTAATGGTATGTGGCGTCTTACTATGGCAATGGGGAACAGCAGACTTATTGGCGTCTATAGGGAAGTCAAAAAGCCGCAGTATGAAATGGTACTTACCGGCGTATATATGGACGCTGTAAATGTAATCATTGAAGTCCCTGAAAGGTTTGCAGGCATCGTTATACTGGCGTCGCTGACTAAAAAAACCGGTGACAAAGTATATATCAAAAATTTTACTGAGGAAGATTTTACAAAGGTTGGCAGCGATTCTGTACTGACCATATCTGCCGAGGAACACCAGGCAGGGAGCAGTCCTATCATCGTCAGCTTAACAAAAATCATTGATGGTGTTAGCTATCCTTATTATGCTAATACCGGCGTAGATAATAACGGTAACGTTGTTATAAATGCGAGCGAAGCGTTCGCAGGGAAAATAATTTTGGATGGAGGTTATTTACAATGAATGTAGAAAAAATTGGAACTGGAACGCAGCGTGAAAGAGATGCTGCGATAAACGCTAATTTTGAAGCGTTAGATACTGGCAAGCTTGATAAAACATCGGCAGATTCTGACTATGCTAAGAAGTCTACAACTTTAAGTGGTTATGGTATTACTGATGCATATACAAAGACTGAAACTGATAATAAAATTTCTGCTGTTGTATCTTCATTACAATGGAAGCCTTCTGTTGAAACATATGCAGATATTGCAACAACTTATCCTAATCCGGCAGACGGCTGGACTGTAAACGTAAATGATACGGATATAACATATCGTTATACTGGTTCAAGTTGGATTGCTATTTCTGCAAACTCCATTCCTATTGCTACTTCTGACACAGACGGCAAAATGTCCGCTGCAATGGCAGCTAAACTGAATGGTATTTCTGAGGGGGCTAATAATTACACGCTTCCTGCTGCTACGGCAAGCGTATTAGGCGGTGTAAAAATCGGTTCTAACATTAATATCAATAGTGATGTTATTTCAGTAAATAATGCGTCTACGACCCAAAAAGGTGTCGTGCAATTAATAGATAGCTCAGTTACAGAAGATTACACCAAAGCTCCAACTGCCGCAGCTATGAAAAGAACATGGGAGTTAGCTTCCGGTAAACAAAACCCTGAGACGACATTATCCGGCTATGGAATTACTGATGCTTATACGAAAACCGAAGTTGATAATAAAATAACAGAAGCTGTTGCCGGTGCTGCAGTACTCAAAACTGAATTTACAGCAAGCAGTGCTAACTGGGGAACATTATCAGACGGCTATTATCCATTTACTTTAGCGGCGTCAGGAAAACACTTCCTCGGCATGTATAGAACTAACGGCAGTACATATGAGAGTGTTATGGTTGACGCCGTTGAAAGTGGCAGTAATATTATAATTCAAAGTACGGAAAAGTTTGCCGGCTTTATTCTGACGATTTGAGGTGAGGAAAAATGGGACTTGAGGGATTAGTAACAGTTGAAAAAATAAGAGCTGCAATCAATGCATCACTATCAGGTCTGAGTAACTCTAATGCAACGATTACTATAACAAAGAATGATGGTACAACTAGTACTATTACCATTAACAATGTAGCTAATGCGACTACTGCAACAAAACTCGGAAGCAGCACTGTAGGCAGTGGCGTAAAGGCAATTTATCTTAATGCAGGTACGGCAACTGCGAGTAATAGTACTGTGGGGAACAGCAACACGCCGGTGTACTTAAACGCTGGCACTATAACAGCTTGTGATGCAAGTATTGGTTCCGGTTGGACTGTTTCAGAAGGGGCGGCAGGTTGGGCGCGAGAAAATACCACTGGCTTCACCATCCAGTGGTGGGTAGGGAATACTGATGCTACATATAGAAGCATTACTTATCCTAGAAGTTTTTCAACTTTGTATTATGCAAATGTTATAGCGTCCAGCAACTGCGAAACATTTGTTACAGGTGTTAGTAATACCAGTATTAGTTTTTGCCTATGTAGTGGTTACAATGATGATCGCTGGGGCGGTTCACAGCCTTGTAGGCTTTATGCTTGTGGCTTGACTTAACTTATGCCAAACGCTACATACCTTTGTCCTTGTCCTGGTGACCCAATGGTGAAACCATTGTTAGAGATAGATGTTACAGTTACTTGGTTCTTATATAATTGTTCACCTTTATTGTTATTAGTTTGCATTACAACCTGAAACGCTGTTGTAAAAGTGCGAGGAAAGGTAGTTGTATCGCCCCACTGGATGGTGAAGCCAGTGGTATTTTCTATGAAAAGGAGAACTATATGACTTACTTAATTAAATTCGATGAAACCGGTAGACGTGGGGAAACCTATGTCGCCGAAGAAAAAACACAGGAAGAAATTACAGAACTGCTTGAAAAAGGTTTTGTACAAATTCCAGAAGAAGATTATCAGCTTATTGTCGGTAATATTGATGGTCATGAGTATATACGTAAATCTGATGGAAGTTATAGTATATATGAACCTCCTACGCCTGACTTAGAAGAACTGAAGGCAAATAAACTGGCAGAGGTAGACGCTTGGACAGAAGGAAAAATCACCGGCGGGTTTACATCTGAATGTAGCGGAGAGCTGGTCAGATATGACAGCGATAAAGATACACAACTTACAATGCAGGGTATAGCCTTGAACGTAAATACAGATCGCTTTGCTGTAGAATATCCTACAGGCTGCCCTGTGCGTGGTTACGCAGATAGAAGTGCTGTCAAAACGATCTTCTATCTTACGCCGGAACAGGTGTTCGAGTGGTGCGCTGATTTATCTACCCATATAGGTACGTGTAAGCAGGCAGGTTGGAATAAACAGGCTGAAGTAAATGCAGCTCAAAGCAAAGAGGAATTGGATGCGATTATTTTAGATTAGGCGGTGCAAAGATGGTAGAAACAGTAATGGCCGCAATAACAATTTTTAGTTTTTTATTTGGTATCGCTGGCTTTGTGTTTAAGATATGGATAATTTCTCCGTTGTCAACGGCAATAGAAAATTTGCAGAAAACTGTTGATGCTTTGTTAAATACAATAAAAGAAGAACAGACCAAAGCTACAAATATGCAGATTGAGATTGCAAAAGTAGATCAGAGGGCAAGATCTGCACATAACAGGATTGATGAAGTTGGTGAACGGTTACTGTTGGTCGAAAACAAATGTAATAACTGTGCATGTAAGGATAAGTGATATTCATGTTTGAGAAAATAAAAAACTTAATAGTCAGTGCTAGAAATAAAGTAGCCTCAATGTCGCCAAAAATAATGGCGGTCATTGTAGGCTATTTTATTGCAGTCATTTTGCTGGTCTTTACTTATTATGCAGCTTGGCTTTACATGTGGCTGTGGTTAAACAAGATTGTTATGTCCGACTTGCTGGCGCTGATACGTGAGATTACAGGCCCCGCTATGGTCGCATTTGTGACCTTTATCGCTACGAGTTTGGTCGATAAAGACGGTGATGGAGTGCCTGACAATTTAGAAAAGGAGATTGAGAGCAATGGTGACAAAAAGAATCACTTTAGATGAGCTGCGACAGTTAGCTAAAAGAGCTAGAGGTAATATTGATAAGATCTATCTACACTGGTCAGCTGGTAATTATCACCAGTTTTTTAGTGACTATCACCTAAACATTGACAGCGACGGCGCCATTATGGCGACCACAGATGATTTGACAGAATATAAAGCTCATACATGGCGGCGCAATTCTAGAGCTATTGGGATTGCTTTAGCTTGCTGTGTAGATGCTGTAGCTTATGCTGATGGTCGTGTCGATTTTGGAAATGTACCACCGACAGAGTTGCAGATAGATAGTATGGCGAAAGTTGTAGCTGTATTGTGTGAGGAGCTTGGATTGGACATTAATGCCGATACCGTAATGACGCATGCAGAAGCAGCAGACTTAGACGACTATGGACCAGCGACAACCTTTGAGCGTTGGGATTTATGGAAATTACCAGATATACCAGGCGACGGCGTGCTAAAGCTAGGCGGTGATGTTATTCGTGGCAAGGCTATCTGGTGGCAGCAAAACTGGTAAAAGTAGTTGTTGTAGAAAATGCAATACCTTTAATTTGAAGGTAGTTTTAAAGGTATATAGGCAATATGTTTACTGAATAAAGGTGTTAAATAGAAATGCGCTATTTTGAGTATTTTATTCGATAAAATATTCGCGAAAAACGTACAAAAATATTCGATTGAAAGGAGGCGAATGGTAATGAGAAAAGTAATGACTTTTTTGAAAGAGGCGGCAATTGTAGTAAAAGAGCAGCCGGGGGTATGCTTTGCGATCCTGGTGCTGGGCTTTGCTTTGGGAGCTATGCATAGCTGGTTCGGTCTGTGATCTCGAAATAACTTTGCTCATATTCAGCTTGTGCGCCGAGAAAGAACTGTTGCAAAAGAAAATAGTAAGGCAACGGTCTAAAACGGCGCACGTGGCTAATATGACTGTAAAAACAGGAAAATAATATACATGGAGTGAAAATCGTGTATGAAAAAATATATAATCATCGGTATTGGATTATTGTGGTCATTATTATTGCTTGTATCGCTGCCTGCTGTATGTTCTGCGGAGGAACTTCCGGAGACAATAACGATGTCTCGGGAACAGTTCAACGAATTACAGACGATAATAAACAGACAGGAGAATCTATTGACCGAGCTGTCGAACATGTCGGCAGTGCAGGAGATGAACTCGAGCGAGCTGAAGAAGCTAATCGAAGAGCAGCGTTTATCCTATCAGAAAATCAAAAGCGAGCTAACGAGTGCGCAGGAATCATTATTGAACTCCAAAAAAACAATAGCAGAGCAAAACAAATCCTTGCAGACGTTGAGCGAGCAAATAAAGAAAGAACAATCCAAAAGTGAGCTTAAGCAAAAACAAAAGGCTTTATGGGGATTTATCGGAGGGGCATTAGTTGGAGCGATAGCAGCGAGCAGGTGATTATATGGATAATTGCCGATTGCAGGCAAGAGATTGGCTTTCTCGATCTACCCGTAAGGAATTTGAAGCAATAATCCAGGAAGCCAAGTTAACGCCACGGCAGATGGAAATTATTGAACTGAAGTTTATTCACGATCTCAAAAATTATCAAATAGCAATGCGAATAGATACGTCAGTGCAAACGGTCGAAAGAGATTTGCGGCAGGCGTATAATTCGGTTAAGAGAGTATTAAAGGCGGTCACATGATAAGTGTGACTGCCTTATTTTTTATGTCTTGGTGAGGGAAATATGAAGGAATGTTGACGGATTATAAAGGCTGATTTAAGCGATAATTTAAGTAAGAAACGGAGGCGATAACAATGTATGGAATAAATCCCTACGCTCCTGTAAATCCTGCAATGGCGGGAGTGACACAGCAGCGTTTAGCCAATTACCAATCACAAATGCCGCAGATGTCTACATATCAGCCACAGCAGTTTGTACCGCAGCCACCTATGCCTTTGATGATGAAAGGACGTACAGTAGCCAGCTTAGACGAAGTAAAGGCTGCTCAAATTGATTTGGATGGAAGCCTTACATATTTTCCTTGCCCGGCAGACAGCTGCATATATGCAAAGTATATTGATATGAATGGGATGCCGGTAATACAAAATTATAAATTGTCGCTTGAAAAAGAGCCGGTTCCGAAGAGATACGCTGATGCGGAATTAGTTGAAGCTCTGCAGCAAAAAGTAAATTCTTTAGAACGATATGTGAAGGGGGAGACAGTAAGTGCAAATGAATCCGTTGACAATGATGCAAATGTTTAACCAAATCAAGGGCAGCAATAACCCTATGGGTATGATGCAGCAAATGTTTGGTAATAACCCTATGTTCGGGCGTGCTATGGAAATGGCACAAGGTAAGTCGCCTGAGCAGCTAAAAGAAACTGTTATGAATCTTGCAAAACAACGTGGTATTGATCCGCAGCAAGCTCAGCAAATGCTTTCTCAATTTGGTATTAAAATCTGATCGGTGGCCACCAGATGATTTTAAACAATAAATTTAAAGGAGATGTTCTATATGACTATGGAAGGTAGTGGCGTAATGCCTGTATATGATCTGAATAACCGTACCGCAGCAGCAGACGGCGCCGGGTTTGGCGGCGGCTGGATGTGGGTAGTAATGTTATTCTTCCTGCTTGCCTGGGGCGGCGGTGGATTCGGTGGTTTCGGAGGCGGCGCTAATGGTGCTGTAAATACTTTGACTAATGAATTTCTTTATACCAATCTGAATAGTACTTTAGATCGTGGTTTTAATCAACTCGCAAATCAAAACTTCGGTATTCAAAAAGACTTATGTCAAGGCTTCGGCGGTGTTCAGGCTGCTATTGCTCAGTCCACCTTCGCTGCTCAACAGTGCTGCTGCGAAACCAATCGTAACATTGACGCGGTTCGTTACGAGAATGCTAAAAACACTTGTGACATTACCTCTGCTATTCATGCGGAAGGTGAAGCAACTCGCGCATTAATGACTGCGAATGTTATGCAGGAACTGCGTGACCAACTGCAAGCTGCTCAGCTGCAACTTGGAACTTTGGCTCAGACTTCTAACATCATTAATGCGGTACGTCCGTTCCCGCAGCCGGCTTACATCACTTGCAGCCCGTATCAATCTGCAACCGGTGTTTATGGCTGTGGCGGTTGTGGCACCGTGTAATTCCGCTTAAAGCGTGACTATTAACAGGGGAGCTGTCACGCTTCCCTGTTTTTTATTAAGGAGATGAAATAAAAATGGCAACGTGTAATTGCAGGACGATTTTAACAACCGATGTAGCGGTTACAGGGAATAACCTTGTATTAACTATTCCGGAAGGAACTTATGTAAATTGTGAGAACTACGTTATTCGAGTAGCTCAAGATATTCCTTCTACAGCGACAAATTTGATGCCGGTAGTAATTCAAATCGGTACGGCAGCAACGCAGTACCCGGTACTACGCAAATGCGGTCATCATTTATATGCTAATCAGATAAGAACACGCAGAAATTATATTTTGAAGGTAGCAGCAGATACTAGCTCATTTGTGCTTATTTGCGGCTATATCTGCGCATATAACTGCGGTGCTGTAGCAAGCTTGCCTGTGCCTGTTACGCCTACTGCTGCTGTAGCAGAGAGCAAAAAGGCGGTGAGCAAAGATGCATAAGTACGTGGAATACCTTGAAAAGATTGCCGGTGATCGTGAAAAAGAAAAAGAGCTTGTTGAAATAATCAGTGAAGCTCTTGAGAGAATCAAGAAGCATTGCCCCGATGAATTTTATGGAGCTATGTACAAAATCCATTGCTTGATCTGCGGCCCGCACTTTGATGACCGTTTAGCGGAGAAAGCTGTTTCTCATATGAAAAATGTCGATGGTACTCATGGTGAGCACTGGAGCATGGAGCAAACAAATTCTCTTGCTGCCAAGCATGATATCAAAGAAAAGGCTGACTTCTATTATGTAATGAATATGATGCATAGTGACTACGCCGATGTCTTAGGCAGTGATGTAGGAACGTATGTAAAAATGGCTAAAGCATATATGGAAGATCCTGATGCAGCAGAGGGTAAAGTTTTCTGTACATGGTTGGGACAAATGCGTCGAAAAGAAGAGTAATGATGAAATTGTAACATTGTGTGTTGTGAGAAAAACCAGTTTAAATGTAATTTGTATGTAACAAAAAGCCCCGAAAATGGCTTGAATACGTTATGTGTAATTACCCTGCGAATAATATTAGCTTTTAGTTATGAAATTAAGCACCCTGTACTTGTTACAGGGTGCTTTTTGTATATTTTTGTGCAGATATTGACGGCTGGGCA